GCTGTCGTCATAAAATCCAATCAATCTACGGTGACTGTACCTTGTCTTGATGGGCCTTATGATGAAATACCAGAAAAACCTTCGATGCAAATCAGTTGTACTGTAGAGAGAGACTTTCTTCGGGCATTGATGAAATCCAAGGATTTTGTTTCTAAAACTTATGAAAATATGGGATTAACGTATTCGTATCTAGGTAATAAAGATGGACAATTCTTTATCTCAGGGGCTGGTTCTATATATCAATATGCAACCAGTGTTCCATTTTCAGGAGAGACATTACCTGAGATAATTATGCCTCCTGAATATGCTGCCGTAGTCGGTAGATTGTTTTCTAATACGAATCTTCAAGTGGGTGTATCAGACCGTCAACAGATTGTTATGTCGGATGGGCCTACATTAATCGCTACACGGACGGCAAATGAGAAATATCCTAATACTGTCTATGCTATGGCCGATGCTGATGGCGAATTGTTATTCACCGCTAATAGACAGAAATTGTTGGAGTCGTTTAGATTAGCGTTACAAACTACTAAAGATGATATGGTGGGACTTAGTAGCAGTATTCACGATTATGGAACAGTGGGTTTAGCAGGATTAGATGTCTACGTACCTAATGCTGTGATTGAAGCAGAGTTATTCGTTGAAGCAGATATCGTAAAAGACTTCTCTCGCACGTATTTCTCACTTCCTTTTTTAATTAAGTGTATATCGGCTTTTGAAGATGACACGGTGTACGTAGAGCGTTTAGATAAATTTAATGGAGCATTTAGAATTGGTACAGGTAAAGACGAAATTACCGTCCTACAGCCTATTCGATACGACGAACCTAGATGATGTCAAAGATTCGATCCTGAGTAGTAAAGATAGCTTTGTTGCTGTCGATACGGAAACAACAGGATTAGATTGGACTACTAATCAGGCATTTGGAGTATCGTTAGCGTGGGATGATAAAGGAATTTTCATCCGTAATACCGATTATGGTACGAATAACATCGGTATGTTGATGAATGCATTATTTGCAGCGGAACATAAGACTTATGTTTTCCACAATGCAGAATTTGATTTGCATATGTTGCGGGAAACATATGGCACAGGTATGCCTACGAAGATAGTAGATACCCTTAGATTAGCCTATCTTAAGAATCCAGCTATGTCGCATGGCTTAAAAGATTTAGGAGAAGCAGAATTTGGCTCTGTTGCGGGGGCTGCTGAAGATACTATTAAAGAGTATATCAAGCAGTATCATTTGAAAGGCTACCACCAAGTCCCTTCAGAGTTTATGGATCCATATGCCGTGTTAGATACTGTTTTAACAAAGGCACTAGCCCATCTATATATAGATGATGTGATGGCTGACTGCCAATTTTTATTTAAAGTTGAGCATAAGTTAATTCCTATCATTGTAAAGATGGAACAAGAGGGACTTCGTGTTGATACGGAATATATTAATCAATTATTAAAAGAATTTAGGGTGGAACAACGAACCATTCAAGATTCTATCTATGAAATTATAGGTAAACCTGTTGAGATTGCTTCTACGAAGCAGTTACAAGAGTATTTCTATGACCGTCTACGTATCACACCTCCTGCGGAGACAGAGACAGGACAACGTAGTGTTAATGAAAAGTCTTTAGAGAAAATCAAACATCCCGTAGGCACGAAGGTTGCTGCGCTAGTTTTACGGTGGCGAAGCCTTAATAAATTAGCTAGTACATATCTTGAGCCATATAAAGACTTACAGGGCAGAGTGCATCCGCATTGGAATGCGACAGGTGCTCGTACTGGTAGATTCAGTAGCAGTGGCCCTAATCTACAGAACATACCTAAAGATGATAAAATTAGACGTATATTTATTCCTGATAATGAGTTTTTCGACTTCGACTATTCTCAAGTAGAACTACGTATCGCAGCAGATATTTCTGGACAACGTAATATGATTCAAGCGTTTAAAGATGATGCTGATATGCATGGATATACATCTTCAATGGTATTAAGTAAGGGTCTAGAAGATGTTACAGCTAAAGAACGTCAAATCGGTAAGCATTTGAACTTTAGTGTAATTTATGGCTCAGGTAGTGATGGTATCCAAGAAAAATTGGAAATGAATAAAACTCAAGCTGATGCCGTTCTGAATTACTTTCATTCAAGTTTTCCTCAACTCCGCGCACAATCTAAGTATTTGCAACGACAAGGAGAACGTGACGGATATGTAAAAACAATGTTTGGGCGTAAATTACCTGTAAGTCCTGAACGTTCCTTCACTGCTTTCAATTATGTTATCCAAGGGACGGCAGGCGATATATTAAAGTTAGCTTTATTGAAAACAGCAAAATATGTGGATTCAATAGGCGGTACGATTAGGAATACAGTACATGATCAAATTTTGTTTGATAATGTTACTGAAGAGCAAGGAGAAGACATACGCGAGATTATGCAAGACTTTACTATGCCTTCAGAGATTCCTTTAAAGGTAGATTTACAACGGTCTACAGTATCGTGGGGAGATTTGGTACATGACTAATATAGATAGAATTGTTGCTAGTATAAATAAGGAACTTAAGACTAATTTGGTTGTAGGTGATGATGAGGCATTAGATACGTTACGAATACCTACAGGTATGCCAGCATTAGACCAGATGCTTGGTGGTGGTGTTCCTAGACAGGCTGTGACTGAGTTGTTTGGGTATCAGTCTTCAGGTAAGACATATATCAGTCAACGTATAATTGCCCATGCTCAGACATTAGGGTACACTTGTGGTTTCATAGATGCTGAGTTCTCTTATGATCCAGAATGGTCGTCTAATGTAGGCATCAATACGCACGATTTAATAGTCTCTCGTCCTGATACCGGAGAAGTAGCCTTAGACGTTTTGCTGAAGTTATGTGAGCAAGGGGTAGATATTGTTGTTCTAGACTCGATAGCCGCTTTATTGCCTACGGCAGAGGCCAAAGAGGGTATGGATCATCTATCTATTGGTTTACAAGCTCGATTGATGAATCAATTATTTAGAAAGTTAGCTCCCTCTAATGAGAAGACTGCCGTGATATTAATTAATCAGATTAGGGCGGG